GGGTAGATAGTCGGCTAATAGATAAACCCTTAAATAGTTATAGCGACTTATAGATTTATCGACAATTTCCCTAGACTATAACCCTATACTAGAGACTTAGACATTATGACCCCAGATTGTTTAATTTGAGTGCACGGGTCGGATATAGTATCCTCCCAAAAATTTCTGTTATATAATACTATAGCCCCCCTATATATAGCCCTGACCAGGGCTTTTATAAATATTTCCGTTTCAGTTGTTCGGTTTTACGATTTGAACAGGTTATCTTATATGTATAATAATACATATACGGAGTCGCTCCGTTTAAGACTCCGCGACTCCTATGTATAATATAATATATAATATATATGGGAAAGTTCTGCCGTTAATCGGCCAGCGTTAAATGACTGTAAATGATGGGGACAACTGATGGGTAGAAAACCTGGGATTCAGAATATCCCTAAGCGCGAGGCGCAAGAGAAGGCCTTGCAGCAACTAAGTCAGGGTAGCACGATTACCCAGGCTATGGCCTCCGTGGGCCGCTCAGATGTGGCATTCCGCCAATGGTCAGCAACTGACCCTGAGTTCAAAGCACGTGCCGAGGCTGCTCGCCTCGAGGGTAAAGGCATCAAGACTGACCTAAAGGAGCTGGGAGATATTTCCTTCCCCGACTTCTCTGAGCAGTTCCTAGACACCAAACTCTTTGACCACCACCTCGACTGGGTAGACCTAATTGAGGGCCGTGAGCCCCGCTGGTTAGACCCAGCCATGACCTACGAGCCAGGAGCACACAACCGTGTACTTATTAACGTACCTCCTGAGCACGCTAAGAGTACGGTCATTACGACTAACTACGTCGTTTATAAGATTGTTACCAACCCCAATGCGCGAGTCATTATTGTTTCTAAGACTCAGGGTATGGCTCGCAAATTCCTTGGCGCAATCAAAACAAGACTTTCCCACCCAGCCTTCACCAAACTCCAAGTAGCCTTCGGCCCAAATGGAGGGTACAAGGCAGACTCAACACAATGGTCTGCCGACATGATTTATCTGGGTACAGGACGCGACTCTGGCGAAAAAGACCCAACGGTCCAGGCCCTAGGTATGGGCTCACAGATTTACGGTGCTCGCGCTGACCTGATTATTATCGACGATGCTGTGATGGGTTCAAACGCCCACGAGTGGGAAAAGCAGCTCGAGTGGATTCAAAAGGAAGTTATTACCCGCCTTGGGCGACATGGTAAATTAATTATCGTTGGCACTCGAGTTGCACCAATTGACCTATACAAAATGCTACGGGACCCTCAACAGTGGTCTGGTGGCAAATCACCCTTTACTTACTTTGCAATGCCTGCCGTACTTCAGTTTGACGAGAAGCCTGATAACTGGAGAACGCTGTGGCCTAAGACCACGATGCAGGAAAACGAGATTGATGAGCCTGACGAAAATGGACTTTATCCGAAATGGGATGGACCCTCGCTTTTTACGCGCCGCTCTGAAGTGGCGGCATCTGTCTGGGCTATGGTCTACCAACAAGAAGACGTCCAGTCCGATTCCATATTCTCGCCAACAGCAGTTGCAGGATGTGTTAACGGTATGCGAAAGCGTGGACCGCTTAAACCTGGTACTCCAGGGCACCCGTCCAGAGCAGGCTCGACCTACACAGTAATTGGCTTTGACCCTGCCGTATCTGGTCGTTCAGCTTTTGTAGCCGTAACTCTTAACCGCGACGATAGCACAATCTATGTGCTTGACTGCGTCAACATGGCAGACCCTACTCCTCAAAAGGAGAACGCTCTGATTCGTGAGTGGGTCGAGAAGTACAGCCCTCAAGAGTTTCGTGTAGAAATTAACGCACACCAGAAGTACTACGCTATGGACACTGACCTGCGTAACTATCTGGCTACCTACGGCTGCCAGTTAAACTCACACTTTACTGGTAAGAACAAGTGGGACACATCTTTCGGTGTGGCATCTATGTCTAGCCTTTTCGGTACTATACATGATGGTCGCTACCAAGACAACGGTCTAATCGAACTACCAAGCAACGAGGGCTCAGAGGGACTCAAGTCTCTTGTACAGCAACTCATTACCTGGAAGCCAGATACTAAGAACCCAACTGACTGCGTGATGGCTTTATGGTTTGCTATCATTCGTATCCGCGAATTAATGCAACAAGGCAGCAAGGTTGGTCAGTTCCAAAATAATCGCTGGGCAACCAGATACCAAAAGCAAAGCAGAATGTCATTGAACTTAGACGAAGCATTCGCTGAGCAATGGCAAGAAACTTATAGTTAGGATAACAATGGCATTATCAATCGAACAAGTTGCGGCGAGAGTCGAGAACCTCCGCTTCCGCAACGCTGAACGCGACGGTCGAAACCTCGACGTTCTTTCGGTCCGTAAGGGTAATATCGCATCTGTCTATCCTGACTTCTTTCCAGACGGTGTAGATGCTAACGTAGTTGCAAACTTTATTGACGTTGTCGCAAGCGACCTGTCAGAAGTTATGGCACCACTACCTGCAGTCAACTGTTCTGCTGCCAACTCTGTTTCAGATAGAGCACGTTCATTTGCTGACAAGCGTACACGTATTGCCTCTAATTATTTTTCACACTCTGACCTTGCAGTACACATGTACCAAGGTGCAGACTGGTACATCACCTACGGTTTCCTCCCATTCTTTATTGAATTGGATGAGGAAGCAAAGTTGCCGCGCATCCGCCTAGAAAACCCTGTGGGTGCTTACCCAGAATTCGACCGCTACGGACGCTGCATTGCCTTTGCAAAGCGCTACATGACATCTTTGGCTGAGTTAGTCGCATTATATCCTGAGTATGAGTACTCCTTGCTAGGTGGCTTTGGCTACAAGCAAGACTTAAATACTCAGGTTGAAATGATTCGTTACTACGACAAAGACCAATCAATCATCTACATCCCTACAAAGAATAACTTAGTACTATCACGTGCTACAAATCCATTGGGTAAAATGATGGTTGTAGTAGCGCGTAAACCATCCATTGATGACGAACTACGTGGACAGTTTGACGACGTCCTTGGTATCCAGTTGCTTCGCAACCGCTTTGCGTTACTTGCAATGGAAGCTGCAGAGAAATCTGTACAAGCTCCTATCGTACTTCCACAAGATGTACAAGAGTTGCAACTTGGTGGCGACGCTGTTATTCGTACAGCAAACCCAGCAGGTGTCCGCCGCGTAGAACTTAATATTCCAGCAGGTGCATTTACTGAGCAGACCTTGCTTGGTCAAGAATTGCGTGTTGGTACACGTTACCCTGAATCACGCACAGGAAACATCAGCGCATCAGTTGTTACTGGGCAAGGTGTACAGGCTCTTATGGGAGCCTTTGATACACAGGTTAAGTCAGCACAAGCAATCTTTGCATCAGCGCTACGCGATGTAATCCAACTTTGTTTCCAAGTTGATGAAATAATTTTCCCAGATGAAAAGACAATCCGTGGTGTAGACTCAGGTTCACCATACGAAATTACATACAACCCTAGAAAAGACATCAAAGGCGACTACTCTGCTGATGTCCGTTACGGTATGTTGGCAGGACTTAACCCTGCACAGGGACTTATCTTTATGTTGCAGGCACTTGGTGGTGGGCTCATCTCCAAGGATATGGCAATGCGTGAACTTCCATTTACAGTTAACGTAACACAAGAAGTAGAAAAGATTGAAATCGAGAGTATGCGAGCATCGCTTCTCGGTTCCATTACTGCACTCTCTCAAGCGATACCACAGATGGCAATGCAAGGCCAGGACGCTTCTGAAGTTGTGCGACAGATTGCGGCTGTCATTAAGGCACGCCAAAAGGGACAGGCACTAGAGGACGTCATTGAAGAAGTCTTTGCGCCACAGCCGCAACCAGTTCCTCCTGCTGGAGCCCTAGAAGCGGTTGAGCAACCGTCCCCTGTTCCCGCTGGTGTTCCAGCAGGAGGCGCTACACCTCAAATCGAGGCAGCACCACCAGACATTATGAGCTTACTATCAGGTATTACTGGTGGTGGAAAGCCGACAGCAAGCGTTCGTTCAACGCGACGCATATAATCTAGGAGGGGACAATGACTACGATTATCGGTGTTCAGCACGAAGACAAGTGTGTAATCGTAGCAGACAGTCGAATCAACGCTGCTGGTAAAGTTTATACTCATCCCGACATGACAAAGGCAGTTGAACGTGGAAGCTATATTATTTCTGGTGCTGGTAACTATCGTAGTTTACAAGTGGTACTCCACGGGTGGACGCCTCCACTAGTTACAGTAAAGGCTAAAGCAAACTTATATGAGTTTGCAATTAACAAAGTAGTGCCATCGCTTAAGGCGGCACTTACTGAAGCAGGTGTAGACTTTAATAAAACGTCAGATGATGACGATAACAAGTTTGAATTAAGTCTTCTACTAGGAATTAATGGAACTATCTTTGAGGTAGATTCTGATTTCTCAGTTGGAATGAACAGCACAGGATTTTATGGCATTGGTTCTGGTGGTGACTTTGCAGTTGGAGCACTACATGCAGGAACTACAATGCTAGATGCAATGAGAATTGCAGCAGTTAATAATAACGAGACGGCTCCGCCGTTTCATATCTTTGAGCAATTTACTAAGTAGGAGGAAACATGGCAGTACAAGGCGGATATCGTAAGCCAGGTAACCCTGCTCCAGTTTCAGGTCCAGGTGCACTTTCACGTCGTACTGACGGTCGCGTTGCTGAAGGATTTGCATATGGAATGAACAAGCAAATTAATGAACAAGCAGCGGGTGCTCCTATGGCAAAAGCCCCATCACCAATGGCAGCACGTTCAATGGATGTTGCACCACAGCTTCCTCCTATAACTCCTCTTACAGACCCAACAATGAATCCTGACGAATCAGTAATGGCTGGTATCAACATGGGCGCAGGCCCTGGCGCAGAAGCTTTAATGCTTCCAAATATGAACGACAGTTCAGCTGAGTTTAATAAAAGTATTTCTTCTTACTATCCAGTTTTGAGTTATATTGCATCTCGTCCAAACACGTCTCCTGAGACAAGACGAACTTTAGCAATATTAATGAACGAGGTGCAATGAGCATCTGGAACCGAATTGGTGACCTTACAAAAGGAACCATAGATTGGGTTGGAGATGTTGGTCTTGGTGTTTTAGCTCTGCCTAAACTTGCGTGGGACCTAGGAACTGCCCCATGGAACGATAGAGAAGAATACGATACTTTTCTTGGTACATTAAAACAAGCAGGAATTGACTTTGGAAAAAACATTGGTCGTCCAGTTGGTGGAGTTATTGCAGCAGTTGAAGCAACTAACCGCAACTTAATTCGTGAACCTCTTTCTGCCCTTGCATTGTTTGCACAGCGTGACCCAGATATGGGCATTAGTGATTCATGGAAAAAAGCATGGGAAGCACGTAACGAAGTTTCTTTTGGTCAGGCACTTACGACACAGTTCGGCCAGACTTTTGGACAGTTTCTACCCGATGAACTGACTCCAAAGTTTATGGATTCCGACTTTGACATTTATGATGAAAAGCAACGCGAACAAGCTTTCAATGATAGCCTTATGGGTAAACTTACCTCTGGTACTGTTGATACAATAGCGCAGTTTGCTGGAGATGTGTCTATCGTTGGTGGTAAGTTAATCGCAAGCAAGCGTGCTGCAGATTCTGCTAAGGATGCAATCATTGCGCTTCGTGAAGTTCGCTCAGGTATTCCAACAACAAATAAGTTGGCAGAAAAGTATTCTAGACTTGCAGATGAATTTGCTAAAAATGATATTGTCTGGGCACAAAACCACCCTTGGATTAAGGGCAGTAGTAACGAAGCAACAACTTCTTATTTGCTAGGCATCTCTGCAACAAAAGAAGAAGCAATCAATACAATGCTTGCCGTCATGGGAGATAAAAGCGGTGTTGAAGTTCTTAGAGAATTAAAGCGCCCAGATATTGCTGAGCCTTTGCGTATTGCAAATGGTGAAATCACAACAAGTGATTTAAAGGTACTTCTTAACGAAGAAGCAAAATTAATTGATGCAACAACTGACGATATGCTACAGTTTGCGCTACGCTCACCTGAAGAGATTCAGGCTGACCGTGATTTTATTTCAGCATGGGCTAAGCATGACCGCTATGTAGATACTCTGATTAATATTTCAGATACACCTTCACTTATCGAGGGTGTTGGTGGACTAACACAGGCTACTGGTAGATTTATTGCTTCTGCTAAAAGCAGCATATATCATTCAGCGGCAATTGGTGATGCAAAGATTTCAATGTATCAGCCAACACCGTTCCACAAACTTTATTATTCTGTAACTTGGCCGTTCCGTGAGCGTCCATCTGGCGTTGTAAACCTCAATGAAGGTGAATCAATCCGTGAAATTACAGCAGTAACTGACCGTTTGGTAAAGTTGTCTAAGCCGCTTCCTACAAAAGGTGCCGCTCTTATTACACGTACCCAATTGGGAACATTTACTCCTGCTGATGCTATGTCATATATCCAGCGATACGCTGAAGCTGGCACTCCAGAAGCCCGCGCTCGTGTAGTTAATGAGCTTGAGCAGACTGGTTATAGAATTGTTGCTGCAAAACATGGAGTTGCTCCAGAAGATGCAGAAGAACTTTTTAATTATCACGTAAAATTACGTACAGGAAGAATGTCTGAGTCTAAAGAAGACGGATTTATCTTTGACAAGGAACTTAATCAAATGATTAAGGTGCCATTGTTTGAATCTCAGACAGCAAACTTTTTACCAATTGCAGATTTTGATACTATTGACGCAGTTATCCAACGCAACAAGAGCGCAATCCGCGCAGTATCTGGTAGCGCTAAAGATGTTATAAGCGTAACTAACGATTTGTGGAAGGCTGCAGTTCTTCTGCGCCTTGGATATCCTATTCGTAATGCTGTTGATTCCCAACTTCGTATTTGGGCTACAGTAGGAGCAATGGCTTCACTGCGCCATGCTGGCGAAGGTGGAAAAAATTTAATAAACAATGCTTCTGCTGCAAAGCAGCGCCTAGTTGACAACTATAACACAGCAGGCAAAATAGATTACAAGACTGTTAAAGATGAACTTCAAAAAAATGGTGCAGAAGTTGCACGTTTAACTAAAGAAGTTGCAAATCTTGAAACACGTGCTGCCACAGAGTTAGACAATGCAGACTTAGTCGGCGAACTTGTTGTAAAAAGAAAAGCGCTTGAGGCTGCGAATGCAGCATACGATGGCAATAATGCTACCCTAACAAGATTAGAGCAATCAAAGGTAGCATCACGCAAGAAGCGTATTGGTCAAGAAGATATTCAATTAGAATCTACCCTTGATGTAACTCCTGGTAAGGCAAAAGACTGGCGCGAACGATTTGGACTTACAACAACTGTTGACAGTGTTGATGGCACAAAGCATACTGTATACGGCGCATTTGGTGGACCAACTGGCGGGCTATTCCGTGAGCTAAATTCATCTCAGCGTTCATTCTACTCTTTACTAGAAGATTACTCAACCATTTATGGTGCTAACGTATCAAGCAAGGGTCGTGGCGCTGTGCGCCCAGGAGATGTCAACTACTACCAAGAGTGGACAAATGCTATCAATGAGACATTTGCCAACGCTGCAGTTCCTCGTGCGCTTATGTCTGGCAAGAGTGTCGATGAGGTTGCTAGAGAACTTGCTGACAACAAAGAGTTACGTGCTCGCTTGGGTATTCCACGTGATGAAGCACTAGAGTATGTTGTTACAGCACAGAAGTTTCTAGATGACTACATTCCTGCAGGATATGGTATCCGCGAAAAGATTATGTCAGCACTTCCTGGCGAAGAAGCTGGTAAGATTACAGAGGATTTCCTACGTAATGCAATCCGTGACCCTGAAGTACTACCTGTAGTACATGGTCACCTATTAGACGCCAACATGAACCTTACTGTTCGTGGCGTATCTAACCGCATTACTAGTTCTTTGTTTAAGTATCTAGCAACTATACCTGAAGATAACTGGGCACGTCACCCATTGTTTATTGACCTATATGAAAAGTCAATTCAGAAGCGCTTTGAAACAGCAGAGTTCTTAAAGGGTGGCAAGTATACACGCGAAGAATTCGCTGAGTTACAGTATACCCTTACTGCTGGTGCTAGAGCTGACGCCATGAAAGGCGTTAAAGCGATTCTTTACAATGTAGAACGTCGCTCTAATGCTGCACATATGCTACGCTTTATATCACCATTCTTCTCTGCACAAGAAAACGCGGTTAAGACTTGGTTCAGAATTGGTATGGAAAACCCTGCTATTCTAAACCGTGCTAATGTTGTATGGAATGCACCTGAACGCTCAGGTCTAATCACTAATGAAGAAACAGGCGAGCCAGTCCTACCAGGGCAAGCGCTAAACGCTAATGACACTATGTGGTTACCGATTCCTAAGTCGCTTAAGAAGCTTCCTATTATTGGTCAAGGACTTTCATCCCTTGATGAAATAGGTATCAGCAAGCGAAGCCTTGATGTTATCTTCCAAGGTAACCCATTCGGTGTATCTGTTGGTCCATTCGCTGCTATTCCTGTAGCAAATGTACTGAAGTTAAAGCCTGAACTAGAAGAGGTTGTATCCTTTGCGTTCCCATATGGACCTGACGATTCACTAAGCCAGTTCCTACCTACATGGGGTCGTAACCTTATTAAGGGTGTACAAGGATTAAACAATGATGATTATGCTAAGACTTACCAGCTTATCTGGCTAACAGAACAGCAGAAGTCTAAGGAAAACAATCAACGTTACTTAACCGATGCTGAAATTAAGGAAAAGACAGATGCATTCTACAAGATGCGTGTGGCTGCTAACTTAATTCTACCTTTTGCTCCACAGTTTGAAAGCCCATACAGGCTTTACATGGACAAGTGGCGTGAGTATAGCCGTACTTACGGCCTAGCAGCAGATGCTAAGTTTCTTGAAGACTTCCCAGAATACTTTGGATTTGCTACATCATTGTCTAAGAACCCTACAGGTTCACAGGCTACAATGGATGATGTGCAGAATGCTAAGCGATATAACAGATTAATCAGCGAGGTAGTAGGGGATAACTCATACCTAGTTGGTTTAATTACCAAGGGTTCAGGTGCTGCTAAGTTTAATCCTACAGCATACTGGTGGCAGTCAGAGACTGCAATTGCACCAGGAACACCTGAAACATTCCGTAGTAAGCAGGACCCTAAAGAGGCACAAAGGCAAAATGCCGCACGTGAGGGTTGGGCTAAGTACCGCCGTGCTATGGTTATATTAGATGCACACCTTGAAAAGCGTGGACTTTCTTCTTTCCAAGCAGCAGGTGCTGAAGACTTAGCATATGCAAAGCAAGTTGTTATACAGCAACTGGCATCTGATGTAGACCCAGAAACTGGTATACCAACAGGTGCTCCTAGCGCATGGTATCAAGACTATCGAGATGTTGATGGTACAAAATCAGCTAAAACTATTGCTGGATTCAGAAAGATTATTTCTGATGACACCTTTATGAAGGATAATGGCGACGACCCTACGTGGAAGTCAGTTACTTTGTACATGAAAATACGTGATAGTATTTCTGCTGCTTTGAGTGGAAGAGCATCTGGTAATATAGATGCTAAACAGAACCAAGATTTGCGTCTGGCTCTTGATTACTATGTCAGCCAACTTAAAGCAGGCGACTTAGAGTTTGCAAATATCTACGACAGATTCTTATCACAGGATAGAATCTACGACAAATACCTAGATTCAGGACGATAACATGGCAACTAGAGAAGAACTGATAGCGCGTAAGAATGTTCTCATTGAACTCATCGCGCAAAAAACTAAAACAGATATCACCACTAGTACTGCTGCTCAACGTCTAGAGGGTTTAAAAGAAACAGAAACTCTCCGTCAAGAACTAGTAGAGATTAATCGTCAACTATCTGGCAAGCCAAAGACTCCGCCTAAGAGCAAGACCAAAACTCCACTTCCATCTGCACCTAAAATTGCAGAGAATGCTCCACTAGGTATAACAGATGACGTTCTAGCAGACCTTTCAGGTGTTATTGACGTATCTAACGCAGCATCATTTGCAGCGGGAGCACCTGGAAGCACGGCATTTGTATGGTTTGGTGACACAAACAAGACAACTGATTTAAAGTTTAAAGGTGGCAAGCCTGTATCTTCAGTAACTCCTACAATTGGATTTGTTAATACTGTTGTTTCAGACTTCTGGACAGATGAAGCACTGCAAAATAAAATCATTGGTGCCTACGCATCTAAAGGTAAATCCATTAGCCAACTTGAGGCGTATGGAATATGGGAAAAAATGGTTACAGTTGCGGGTCAAATCTATCAAGGTGGCAGAGGTGCTAAGGTTACACCTATGCAACTACTTGCTGACACATTAAAGAGTGTTAAGGGTGACGAACCAACTCTACCTACACGTAGTATTTCTCAACTAGATAAGGCAACATCATTCCAGGCATTCGATAGCTGGGCTGAAAAGAAGCTTATGCGTACCTTAAAGGATGATGAGAAGGAAGAGTTGTTCAAAGAATTAGAGAAGCTTAACACAGGGACTCTAACCGAATACAAGAAGGTTAGGAATAAGAAGACTGGTAAGATGGAAAACGTACAGACAACCACGCCAGGATTAACAGCAGGTGAGATTCAATCTACAGTTGAACAGAAACTAATAGACCTCAACCCAGACGATGCTGACCGTACATCTCGTATTCGGTTTGCTGACTGGCTATCAGGAAATGTGGCAGGAGCATAATGTCAGCAATAGACGCAGCAAACACTGCACGCATTGCAGCCGAAGAGGCTGCTAAGGCTAATGCTACTGCAAAGGCTCAACAAGAAGGCGTTCAAACTGCCATTTCTTATGGTATTAGCGAAGCACTCCTTGCAGCATACCCTGAACTAAGACCAATCTATGAGTTCTTTAAAGCAGGCAATACTGGTAAGGCTCTAGAAGAACTATATAAGACTTCATACTACCAAGACCTTAGCCCTCTCGTAAAGAAGAGAGTAAAGGAAAAGAATGAACAACCTGGAGTATACAAAGACTCTTTAGATAAGTACAAGACTGCTGCTCGTAAGCGTCTAGTTACTGCTGGTGTTAAGATTAACATGGCAGACTTTGATAGTCTTGCAGTCAATGCATATGAGCGCGGTTTAGATGATAACCAATTCGATGAACTGATTCGATTCTCAGGTAAGATTACTGGCTTTGGTGGTAACATCATTGGTGACACATCGTCACTTAAATCATATGCAAATTCATTTGGCGTAGGCAAGTACCTAAACCAGGCATACTGGGACCAGAAGTCACGAGACTTGTTCACAGGAACAACCACAACAGATGACATCCAAGCAGAGATTCGTGCTACTGCAGCGAGTGCATTCCCTGGTTATTCTGACCAGATTAACAATGGCATTAGCGTTGATTCAATTGCTTCTGCCTACAAGGGTGCAATGGCTAACGTATTAGAACGCGATGCTGACTCAATTACATTTGAAGACCCAACACTACGTGCTGCTTTGCAGTATGTAGGACCAGATGGCAAGCCTGCGGTTAAGCCTTTGTGGCAGTTTGAAAAAGAACTACGCAGTAAGCCTGAGTGGGAGTACACAAATAACGCACGTAATACTATTGACTCATTGTCTCTTAAAGTTCTACGCGATTGGGGACTAGCATAATGGCATATACAGAAGCACAATGGAATAGATTCCAAGCAGACCTACCGCCTGAGGATAGAGTTTCTTATCTTGAGTATATTCGCCAAGCAGACCCTGCTAAATACACCGCTCTTACTGGCGGAACGCTTCAGCAATTTAAAGCAAAAGAAGCAGCAGATTTAGCAAACGTTCCTAAGCAATCAATCTCTGCAATTGAATCAGCCGCGGAGGCACGGGCCAAGAAAGCAGCAGCAGATAAGGCTGCGCAGGCAGCGGCAAGTGCTCTGTCAGCCGAAGATATTTATTACACTGTCAAGGTTGGCAATACTGGTAAGACTCAGGCTCAATTAGATGCAGCAGCAAATGCTGCAGCGACTGCAAAGCAAATTACTGAATCTTATGGAAGTATTGGCATTACATCTACCGTTGACCCAGTAACTGGTAAAGTTGTGACAACCGATAAGAGCGCTGGGAAATTAGCAGCCGACAAAGCAGCAGCAGATGCCGCTGCAAAGGCAGCAGCAGATAAAGCAGCAGCCGACAAAGCCGCGGCAGAGGCTGCAATTGCAGCAGCGAAGACTGCAGCCGAGCTTGCTGCAGCAAAAGCAGCGTTAATCAAAGCACAGCAGGATGCAGCTGCAGCAGCAGCAAAAGCCGCAGCAGACTTAAAGGCAGCTCAAGATAAAGCCGCCGCAGATTTAGCAGCAGCGCAAGCAGCAGGTAACGCTGCAGCAATTAAGGCAGCGCAAGATGCTAAAAATGCAGCAGATGCAGCAGCAGCAACTGCTGCAGCACAGGCAGCGGCAACTGCCGCGGCAGCCAATATCAATGTAACTGGCAATACAATAATCCCTACAGCTGGTTCAACCGCAGCAGATATAGCAGCTAAGGCTGCTGCAGAATCAGCAAAGATGGCGCAGCGCGAATCAACAATCAAGATTCTAACAGATAGATTTGCTCGCTACAACCTAGGCGGCCTTGCCAATAAGATTCGTGCTCTTGCAATTGATGGAGCAACTGAGGCAACCATTACCATCGACTTGATGGAAACAGATGAGTACAAGCAGCGCTTTAAGGCTAACGATGCACGCATGAAGAAGGGCCTACAGGTCCTTAATCCAGCAGAGTATCTTAATCTTGAAGATGGATACCGCCAGGTCCTTCGTGCCTATGGCTTAAAACAGTTTGACACTGATGACTATGTATCTCAGTTTATCGCTAACGATGTATCTGCAGCAGAACTTTCTAACCGTGTAGTTACAGCAGTGCAGCGCGTACAGAATGCTGACCCTGCTATCTCTAAGCAGTTGCGTGACTACTATGGCATTGGTCAATCAGACCTAGTTGCTTATGTACTAGACCCTAACCAGCAGTTCCAGAAGATTGAACGTCAGGTTGCAGCATCTGAAATTGGTGTAGCAGCGGCACGTCAAGGACTACAAGCTGGTGTATCTGTTGCTGAACAACTAGCAGCACAGGGTGTTACACAAGCAGAAGCACAGAAGGGTTATGCAACTATTGCAGATATCCTTCCAACTGCTGAAAAACTTTCTGATATCTATGGCACAACAATGGATACATATGGTCAGTCAGAAGCTGAGCAAGAAGTATTCAATAGCCTAGCATCAGCACAACGTAAGCGTCAAAGACTTACGCAACGTGAAGTAGCAGCCTTTAGTGGTGCTGCAGGCACGAACAGAACAAGTCTTAGCCAGCAAACGGTAGGACAATACTAGAATCCTGAACGGACCTATCGGCCCCGTCAGAGTAATAGACCGATAGTAGGAGCCAGCCAGTTTCCCCGAACTGAACTGTGGCCTGCGAACTAACAACGAATAGAAGGGTGGGTTGCTATGAGCAACAACTACTGGGACGACGAAGACGATGACCAAGATAACGACAACGACACACAATTGGATGGCAGTGACTTACTTAAAAAGTTACGCAAAGCCAAGCGTGCAGACGAGAAGCGTATCAAGGAACTTACTGAGCAACTTGAGGGATTTACCAAGTCGCAGCGTGAGTCTACCGTTAAGTCAGTACTAGAAAAGAAGGGTGTAAACCAGAAGGCAGCACGTCTAGTCCTTAAGGATTTAGATGGTGATTTTTCAGAAGAGGCAGTATCGAACTGGCTAGACGAGAACGCTGACCTATTTGGTATAGAGGTATCACAGAAGCGTGATGAACAAAATCTTGCGACACTACGTCAGCAAGACGTCATGACCCAGGGTGCCGTTACACCAGACCGAGCACAGGACCTAGAGCAACGCATGGACAATGCAAGCTCCATGGAAGAGTTAATCTCACTGATGCAAGGACAACAATAATATCCGTTCATAGTCAAGGAGACTAAAAAAAATGGCAAACGCATATACAGATACCTCGAGCACGTCGCTCGGTGGTACAGTTGGCGGTGCTGGTCTCGTACAGAAGGCATATGACCGCCTTCTCGAGTTCGCTCTCCGTTCAGAACCCCTAATTCGTTCTGTCGCAGATAAGCGCCCAGCAAAGCAAGCAATCCCAGGTTCAACTGTAGTTCTACAGAAGTACGTTGACCTAGACACAAAGACATCAACACTAACAGAGACAGTTGACCCAGATGCAGTAGCATTGTCAACACCAACATCTGTTACTGTAACACTTAACGAGTACGGTAACGCTGTACTTGTAACACGTGCGTTGGAACTATTCTCTCTAGCAGATGTAGACCCAGCAATCGCAAACATCATTGCATACAACCTAGCCGATTCTATCGACGTAGTTGCAATGAACACACTACGCTCAGGTTCAAACAACATCTTCGCAGGCAACGCAACAGCAACTGCCAACGTAGATGCAGCTGACACACTAGACTCAGCAGACATCCGCAAGGCTGTTGCTAAGCTACGTGCTAACAAGGCTAAGGGCCGTCGCGGAAATGCATACTGGGTTGGTATCCACCCAGAAGTTTCACACGACCTTCGTGCAGAGACAGGCGACCTTGGATGGCGCTACCCACAGTCACAGTCTGCTTCAGAAGCAAGCAAGATTTGGGCTGGAGAAATCGGTGAGTACGAAGGCGCATTCTTCGTAGAGTCATCACGTTTGTACAACGCTAAGTCAGGTGCAGACCAGTCAGCATTAGCAACAACAGCAGTAACAGTAGCAGGAACATCAGCTGGATTCACATTCGGCGTTGCTTCATCTGCAGTTATCGCAACACGCGCTGAAGTTGGCGATAAGATTTCAGGAACAGGCGTAGGAACATCTGCGAAGATTACTGCAATCACAACATCAGGTTCAACAACAACATTTACTGTTGACGTTGCTAACTCTGCTGCAGTTACAGTATCAACAACAATTACAGTTACACCTGTAACTCGCGTATTCGATACAATCGTTGCAGGTTCACAAGCAATGGCAGAAGCCGTAGCTGAAGAGCCACACGTAGTAATCGGTAACGTAACTGATAAGTTGATGCGCTTCCGCCCAATGGGTTGGTACGGCGTACTTGGCTTCGCAGTATACCGTGATGAGGCACTATACCGCATCACATCTGGTTCATCAATCGCTGCTCTCTAGTAGTTAATTGACTGCAGGGCTAGGGCAACCTAGCCTTGTGGTGAGTCCACTAAAGGAGGAGTCATGACAGATTACATCTTCGAGACACCAACCGTCGACGAAGGATTTGAAGGAGTTCAGCGACTCTTTACATTCTACAAGTTAACACGTGGTATCAGTATCATCAGAGTTAATGGAACTTACCGTCAGGTTCGTTATCCATACGATGGTGACTTGGACACCTACCAAGAAGTATACCTTGGCGGTAGCCAGTATACCGTAGATGACGCAACAAAAGCAGCACTTATTGCTGGTGGCGTTGGGGTAACGGAAGCAAACTTCACAGCAATATAAGGGACATATGGGACACGAACACGTAAGTAAAGTTCTTCAATGGGCATACAAGTTAGTCGATGGAGACATGATTCCATACTCAGCATTATACGGGTGTGTGAGTTGTGACGCTACATCAACTGAGCCGTTCCCTGATGAGAACGATATCTTTATAGACCACACCAAGTGTGGGCCTGATTGCTTTGGCTGTAAAGCCAGAGGACTTCAGATGAATACTGGCGATGCTAACAGTCAGCGAAGTGCCCCACGTAAGCGCTTTGAGAACGAACTATCTGCATACGCTAATGCGAAGGCACAAGGCATCCAGCCTGGTGGAACTTCGATGGAGAAGATTCGTGAGGCAGAAGCAGCCTCCGAAGTATTGAATAAGCCATACAATGCTAATTCAATGCCAGATGCAAAGAACATAAACCAATCAACCGCAGCGGTAATGAAAGAGATAGGGCAAGCATAATGATGAAGAACAAAGCATACAAGATGGCTGAAAAGATGGAATCTAAGAAAGAAAAAATGATGGAAATGAAGATGGGCAAGAAGGCCATGAAGAAGACAGCCAAGAAGGTTGCTAAGAAGATTGCGAAGAAGAAGTAATGCCAAAAGTCGGAGCGAAAGAATTCGCATACACAGCAAAGGGAATGGCAATGGCTAAGGCTGAGGCCAAGAAGACTGGCAAGCCAATGAAGAAGGCTGTTAAGAAGAAGGCCAAGAAGAAGTAATGGCCTCTCCAAAGCCAAAGGCTTCTCCTAGCCCACAGGCTACTAAGAAGTCTCAAGTTGTTGTTACAACTGGTCAAGGTTCTACAATTAAAATGGGTGACCTAGGAAAGAAATCTCCTACGCCTAATCCAGTAAAGACAAGAATCGGAACAGTCAAAGAGTACACAACTGCTGAATACGAAGCGCTATTGCGCAAAATTGTAGCACAAAACAAGAATCGATAGGAATTGAAATGTCAGACCCAAGACTAAAGCGAGCAGGAGTATCAGGCTTTAACAAGCCTAAGCGTACACCAAATCACCCAAAGAAGTCACACGTTGTTGTTAAAGAAGGAGACAAGGTCAAAACTATTCGCTTTGGTCAGCAGGGTGTGACTGGCGATAGACAACCTACAAAGCGTCAAGCTTCGTTCAAGGCACGTCACGCTAAGAATATTGCTAAGGGCAAAATGTCTGCTGCATATTGGGCGGATAAAGTCAAATGGTAAAGAAGAAGGCTAAGTCTAAAGTCAATGCGGCTGGTAACTATACCAAGCCAGCAATGCGTGCTTCTTTGTTTAAGAAGATTAAAGCAGGCTCTAAGGGTGGAGACCCTGGTGAATGGTCTGCTCGTAAGGCTCAGTTGCTTGCAACTCAGTACAAGAAAGCAGGAGGCGGTTACAAGTAATGGCACTTGCTAAGTCACAAAAGTCCTTAAAGAAATGGACCAAGGAAGAGTGGACAACTTCTGATGGTAAACCATCTAAAGGCAAGAAAAGATATTTGCCCAAGAAGGCATGGTCTGCAATGAGTGCATCTGAAAAGAAAGCAACTAACCAGGCTAAAGCTGCAGGTAATGCAAAGGGTAAGCAGTTTGTAAAACAACCAAAGTCCATAGCAAAGAAGGCTGCGAGGTTTAGATAATGGCAACAGGAGTAGCAGGTAGCACATTTGCTGACGAGTTGAATCGTCTTGCAAACGGTGGAACATACCCCGTACCAAGTGCATACCAGTCTGAACAAGGTGCAGCAAATAACTATGCTGACACTAGTGGCTTAGGTATTATAGCAGCACTAAACATTAAGGCTAGCGCAAGCCGTCAGCCTAACAATTACAAGATGCTAAATGCTGTATGTAATGAACTAGCAGGGACTACTGGACTATCAGCCGTTGTTGCATTAAGGAGCATAGACCTATGACAACACTAGCACAGATGATTGACGAAGTCCTCATTAACCTTTCAGGTTATACCTACCAACAGGACCGCTCTACATATCTACGCACAGCAGTCACCACACTGACGTCTCCGAGCACCTCACCTACAATCTTATCTCTTGGAGATACGAGTAACGTAGGTAAGGGTATCCTTGAAGTTGACGAAGAACTTATGTGGGTTGATTCATTTGACCGCGTTGGTAACACAGCAACTGTATCACCTTACGGCCGTGGGTATCTAGGCACAGGTGCTGCTACACATGCAGCTGATGCTAAGGTTACTATCTCACCTATCTTCCCACGCTATGTAATCAAGAAGGCAATCAACGACACTATCCGAGCGATGGGTGCTAGCCTACTTGCTGTCAAGCAAACAACATTTACTTTCAATGCAGCGATTAACACTTACGAGTTTGAAGACTTAGGTATTGAAAATATTCTAACTATGTCTTGGCAAGATACAGGTCCTTCTAAGGAATGGATTCGTATTCGTCGATGGGACTTTGACCCATTTGCAGATGTAACTACTTGGGGTGCAAACTCACAGACTGTAACTATCTATGACTATATAACACCAGGACGTACAGTAAAGGTGATGTACGCCACACCTCCATCTGCAATGGAAAACAGTGGAGATGTATTTACAACCACTACTGGATTCGCTGAATCAGCTCGCGACATTGTAATCCTCGGTGCATCATACAGACTATTGGCTTACCTTGACCCTGCTCGTGCAGGTCAGATTAGCCCACAGGCGGACGAAACAGATGGCAAGCGCCCATACGGTGCAAGCGCATCAGCAACAAAGCAACTCTTTGCTCTTTACTCACAACGTTTGAACGAAGAAGTATCAGCTATGCAAAGTCAATACCCGCCACGAATTCATTATACTCGATAGGAATATAAATGACAACACGCAATTACTCTTCACGCGCACAACAGACAACCCTATCGGTTGGTATTAACGCAAGCGTTACTTCTATTACAGTTGGCTCTGCATCTAACCTTCTTGGTGGTGTGACTGGTGCTAGCCTTTCATCTACTTCTACATTTACTATTGTTATTGACCCAGATACAGCCCTTGAAGAAATTGTAGATGTTACTGGTGTATCTGGTAACGTACTTACAATTGTTCGTGGT